AAATCTTGTAAAACTTTTGCAAGTTTAATACGCTCGCAGTTTTCGTCAACCACATGCTTACCTCCTGATATGCCAAATACACCAGTAGAAACAGATCCACTAACACCCATGCTACATACATCTTGGCTCATGGACGAGTAAGATGGTGAGTTAGCAGATGGTGGTGGTACATCTGATCCGTTAGTTGTAGATGTATTTGTAGTAGTGGACGTGGTTGTGTTTGTTTGTCCATCATTATTGTTTGTAGTTGTTGCTGTATATCCACCCGTAATATTTGTATTAGAGCCGGATGTGTTTGTTTGAGTGTTGGTGTCATTAGCAAATGTTGCTGTGCTTACACCAAGTATAAAAGTTAGAATTAATATTAGTAGTATGTTGTCTTTCATTTCTCCTCCAGAAGAAAGTTATAAATTGATTGTTTCGTCGAATAATCCTTCTATATGGTATGACTCTGCTTCAAAACAAAAAGATTGAAAATGTATACCTTCATCCCCTTGGCTGCGTGCATAAGCTTTAAAATCATCTATCATTATTTGATTGTACGACTCGCATGTCTCCATGTCTGGATATATATACCCTTGATATCGTACTGATGGCCAATTTGGCATCGACGTTATTATTATTGCCATCACTATTTTTATCACTATTTCCTCGCATATAGTATTTTTCTGGTTTGTATTTTAACCATTTTCTAAACTTATACCAGATCTTTCTTGCCATGCCGTTACTTGTCCTTAAATAGGACCCTCACTGCTCGAATGAGCAGCGTATGAGAGTCCACTGGGTGAAATGAAGTTGAGAATTTAGTTATATGTTACAAGGCGTTACGAGTAAAGTTTTTTCTTGACATGATTTGCGGCAGAAAACTGCGAAATAAAGTTCTTGAAATGTTTTGGTAAGAATGTTATAAGAACATTAAATGAGGATGGTGCAACATTCTCCGAGTATGGCTGAACAACTGTAACAAGGTAGTAAGGCACACTTGAGGAACGATAGGGTCAACTGACTGAAGGGTCCAAGGGTGGTACTGAAGTACTAGTTAATATATTCAGATATTGACTTGTCGGGAAAAGGTTGGGGGTAGTCAAAGAACCCCCCTACTCACTAAAAGAAAGTAAATATGATAAGCCAGAAAGCATTTAACACTTGGTTACAAAAAGCCGAGAAAGGAGATAGGATAACATACTACAGAGGATATCTGTGTGATCCCTATCTACAACCAATAGCACCAACTGCTGACCGTGACAGAGTCAAAAAATTAGGAAAGTCAGTCCTTAATGTTGCGGAAGCAGGGCTATTGTTATTAACACAAAAGAGACACGCTGATTTTGATTACGAATATATAGCGATAAGAAAATGATTTGGACATTGTTTTGGTTTTTTCTTATACCTATAAAGTTTTATATAGCATTTTATCTATTGATATGGATCTATAAGGTATTTGCATACATGGTAGGAATATGAGCCCAGTAGTAAAAGAAGTAAACGTAAGAGAAGAATTAAAACGTGCACAAGATAAGTTTTATAGTTCTATGTTTGAAGAGGACGAAATTGAAATGTGTCTTGCGCATGCAGCTATGAATTACTACGAATCAATGAGTGATTCGGAGGTTTGTCCAGAATACCCAGGATTTTAAATGAAGAAAAAAAACGTACCAAATACACCAGAAGAAAAAGCACACGCAGAAAAACGTGACGCGTTAATGAAGGAACGTCCACAAGAATGGAATCACATACAACGTGAGCGACAGAAGATACGTGAAACTAAAACACAAGAAGCATTACAGCAGACAGATAGTCAAAATATAATTAAGTTTGAACAGCCTGTTGAGGGCACAGAAATAGGTGGTATGAAGGCTTTTAATGTAGAGAAAGGTGAAGAAAAGCATACATATCAGATAGTTACGAAACGTGAGATTACATTTAGTTACATGATTCGTGCAAAGAATGAAGAAGATGCAATGATCAGAACATTGTCTTTTGTTAGTAAAGATGGTAGTGGTCAACGTGAGGATGTAAAAAGACCCATGTATAATAGTAAACCTATGATACGTGAGTGGATAGAAAAGATAGTTAAAGTATCTTAATGGACATCAACAATGTTCCAATGGTGCGTGTGACGTGGCGTGATGCCCGTGATACAGAAACTGGTTGGATAGACGTTAAAGATATCATAGCAGCACCGTTAGCGACTTGCCAGGAAGTTGGCTGGATGGTGGTGAATAATGATGAGAAGATAGTGATTATGCGATCGTGGTGCTTGGACCGGGATGACAATCATGGGGGTGGTGCAATAGCATTACCAAAAGGATGGATAACAAAAATAGAATATTTACAGGTGACACATGCAGACGTACGAAATTAATTTATGGAAAGACAAAGTAATAGTAGAGAAGATTGTAAAACAATTTGATAGCGATGATAAAGTATTAGAGTATATAGCTAATAATTTTGATACTAGACCTAGCCCAGAATATCCTGGTATGGATCCAAATAGAGGTTACATAAGACCAAAAGCTTCTGATTACATTATTACATGGGCACGTATAAACACATATGTGCGTAAAAAAGGACCAAAAAGAATAGAACTTACAGAAGAAGAGAGAGAAATACAAAAAACACTAGAGAGATCTATTACAAAAGAAGCAATAGATGAGTGGGGAGAACAAGAAATGTTAAGCACAGTAAGAAAAGATTACTGGAGTAACCCAAATGCAAAAGGATTAGAGGAGAAAAGATGAGTATTGGCAAAGGTATTGGCAGTAACAAAAAAGGTTTGACACCTAAACAGATGAAGTTTTTGGCTAAAATTAAGGCTTTTATTAAGGCAAATGGCTACTCACCATCGTATGAGGAGATAAAACAGATGACAAACATGAAGTCTAAGAGTAATGTGCATGCATATGTACAATCGCTAAAAAAGCGCGGATACATTGACGATATCCCGTATTCTAAACGTAGCATCGTAGTATTATAGAAAGTATTGTATTGTGCGCAGGATGCTAAAAAGTTTTTTTATTTTTTTATTTACCGGGATTTGCCAATACCGTAATACCTTTTCTCAATTCTCTATATGGGATAAGGGATACCAGGTATTACGAAGGTATTACGAGTTCATGGGTAAAGGACGAAAAAACAGTATTTTGGAGATAAAATGAGTGAAAAAGACATATATAACAACAAGTTAGAAGAGATTGAAAAGAAGGTGGTTCGTAATACCATTGCCAATACCAGAGACATGGCATTGAAATACCCAAAGGGTGAAGATGGATTGACAGATAGACAGCGTATATTTGTAGAGATATACGTAAAAGAGGGTGGTAGATTGACACCAACAGAATGTGCAAGACAAGCTGGATATAAACCTGAACGTGCAGCAACAACAGCATCAGAACTTTTGAATGCAAAGAAATATCCTAAAGTGGTACAAATGGTGAACAAGAAAAGAAATGAGTTACACGAGACACACAAGGTAGAAATGAACAAGCATGTTACAGAGTTGGCTAGGTTAAGAGAGAAAGCATTGTTAGACAAGTCACATAGTGCTGCTATCAACGCAGAAAGATTACGTGGTCAAGCTGCAGGATTGTATGTAGAAAGAAAAGAAATAAGAACAGGATCAATTGACGATATGTCAAGAGAGGATGTTTTGAAACAATTAAAGGAGTTAGGATTAACAGGTGAGTTTAAGAAAGAAGGTGCCAACACAGTCTTATCAGTCGAGGAGAAATCCGATGGCGAAAGAATTAAGGACATCACAGAAGTATCATCAGAGAGTAACGAAGAACAAGAAAAAGTATGACCGCAAAGCCGGAAACAAACTTCTGGAAGAATTTAAAGACATGTTTAGAAGATGGTAACTTCCTTGTATCTCGTATTGAGTCCTACGCTACACCAGGATTCCCAGATTGCGTAGCTTTTCATAAAGACACAGGATTTATAACGTTAGAATTAAAAGTGTTGAAACGTAGTAAGAAAGGTACCGAATCGGTACTAATATCACCACTACAAAATGCCTGGCATGTGAGGTTTGCAAGAGAGGGTGCACCAGTATATATCTTGGTTTACGACCCAGACGCACGCACCATAAACGTTTTTGATGGCTCCGAAACTCCCAAACTCCTGCAAAAAGAGTACTCCAAGGTAAGTGTTCTATGGCGTGGTCCAGTTTCCCGGGCGCCCGCTG